GGTCAAAGCGATGCTTGATGACATGATAGGCTCTAAGCAGAAGGCTGAGAAGATGTATGAATTGTACTGTGCTGAAGCATCAGTGCGAGGACACAACAAGTACGCAGTGTACTCAGCATTCACGAACTACAGTTCATGGGCTGATGAGCGCAATGGTTTCAGCCTACGTAACACAGGCTATGACACGAGGAATATCAGCATGTTCAATCGTGAAGTAGAAGTATCTAAGTGGATAGATAGTCCACAGTTTAATCAACTAGCCGCATAAGGAGGGCAACATATGTATATAACAGTAGGAACAGTAACAGTCAGAACATTTGAAACGACTAAATGGAATCCAGATACAAAGGAGCGTGAAGACATCATGCCTGATGAGCGTGAGTATGAGATTGTCGCAATAGACAAGCATGTTCATGGTATATATGAGTTTGCTAAACTGGTAGAGTACTGGCATCAACGCCTGCCTTATGCCGCACTTGACTTTCAGTTTACTTCAGAGATGGAGTGGTAACATGGGAACTAAAGAGTTGAATAGAATATGGGAAGTCTTACACACCTATCGTGAGGGTAGACACAGATGTTGTCAGTATTGCATACCAGAGGGAGATGAAATTTATGACGAGGAGTGGGATGACATATGCTACGCTATGGCACGGATAAAGGAGATGCTTAATGACTGATGAAGAGAAGCTACATGATTGGCTAAAGACCTGTCCATTTGATTGGCTGATGGTTGGGGTAGTTGAAGGATTGAGAACTGTAAACTTTGAGATAGAGGAGACTATAGATGACGAATGACATATACAATATTAGTCGTAAAGAAATGATTGAGCGTCATGTGGCATTACCTATGTACTACGTACGTGGTGGAATAGAATTACACATGGACTGCACTGAGGATCTCGTGATAGAGTGTGTAGAGCAGTCTATGGGAGAGATACGTGATGGGTATGACACACTAGTAAAGGTTAACAACAGACATTATGATGACGCTTATATGCTCATGGTAAATATGGATTTAGATGATTGGAGAGGAGACTAAAGATGATGAAGAAATATAAAGTAACATTTATCTACGAAGAAGAAGTAGAAGCTACTGATAGTTGGGAAGCACTAATAACAGTAGGCTCAGATAGTAGAATACTTGAACACCTTGGATCAGATGCAACAGTAGAGGAGATGTTGTGATGAAGAAATATCAAGTGATGATTAACTATGAAGAAAGTGTAGCTGTGCAAGTCAATGCTAAAAGTTCTAAAGACGCAGAAACAAAAGCACTAGAATTAGCAGAGTATTATGGCGGATCAAGTTACCCTAAAGAAAACAAAGCGAATCAAAAACATACAGAATATTTTACAGACCCTGCGAAGGAGATAGACAATGGCTAAATGGGCGGCAGAGGAATGGGATTCACCCAAGGAAGATACAAAGCGTATACTTGTACGCATCAAGCGTGTAGCTGACATCATAAAGTCAGACGCACTGTGCAAGTCACGCCCTACTGTTAGAGATAAGGCAGGTGAATTGTTGTTATTGGTAGATATGTTGGAGAGTAAACTAGATGAATACAAATGGTAGAAATAAAATGACAATAAAGTTACCTAGATATGTACAGGCGGTAAAACTTGCTGATGGTCATACTGAATACCGATTTAATCCACCCCAAGCATTGGTTGACGCAGGGGTGGTGAAGCGAGAGATGTATGGTAGTGACCTGAGACAGGTAAAACGTATAGCAAAAGAGAATAATGCTCTGATTGATGCACACAGAAAGGAAATGTCGGAGCTTACGTGTATAACTAAGAATAGTAAAGTGAGTGATCTCGTTAAGGTATATTATTTATCTAATGATTTCAATATGTTACGAGAAACCACTAAAGTAGATTACAGATATTTTCTGACGGTTATGTGTAACTCAATGGGTAATAGAAAGTACTCTGATATTACATCTAAAGTAGCTAAGTTTGCATATGAAGAGTGGGTAAAGCGTGGTATAAGTTTTGCTAACCATGTAGCTACCTGTTCATCTCGTGTATTTAACTATGCAATAGACATGGAATATACATACTTCAATCCCTTCACAAATATCAAACGAAAGGCAGAGGTACAACGCAGGGTTGTCTGGCAACACGAAGATGTGATCAAGTTTCTTGACCAAGCATACTCAGATTATGGTACACGCAATGTGGGGTTGATTATACAGATGGCATATGAGTGGTGTCAGAGGCTTGGGGATATGCGTAAATTAAAATGGGAGGACATAAACTTTGAAAGTAAAATGCTGACACTGGAGCAGAGTAAGCGTAGAGCAGAGGTATTTCTACCCATATCAGATGACCTGATGGAAATGTTACAGGATCAGCATGAAGACTTTGGCTTTCAACCCTATGTAGCACCCCATATACTGCCCACTGATGGCGTGTTTAAACCTTATGCGATGCAAAGGCTCTCAAAAAATGGAAGGGCTGTCATGCGTAAAGCTGGGCTGTCTGAGAAGCTACGATTAATGGACTTACGAAGGACAGGAGTAACTCAAATGGTAGATAAGGGTGTACCTTTACCTAATATTATGTCAGTTACAGGACATACACATGTTGCATCTGTGAAACCCTATTTAAAAAATACGTACACTTCTGCAAATAATGCCTTGACACAGAGAAACGTTAGTGTAAAATCTCACACTGTGAGTAACAAAGAAAGTGATACATTATGAATGTAAATAAGTTATTAAATGATATTACACTTATAAATGGTATGACAAAAAGAATGAATTGCCCTGAGTGTAATGGCAAAAACACTTTTACTATTACAAATAATATGGGTTCTATCGTATGGAACTGTTACAAGGCAGGTTGTATTGTGTCTGGAGGTAGGCGTGTACACTTATCAAGTGATGACATACGTAAGTCACTAGGTAAAACTGTATCAGAGACTGAGTGTATACCTAAGTTTGATAAGCCTGATTGGATAGTACGTGATTCGGATAAGATTGCACCCTACTGTAAAGAGTGGGGGTTAGATGTTGAAGAACTTGGCCTGTTGTATGACGTGAAAGAACATAGAGTTGTCTTTCCAGTGATGCATAATGGTCACACTGTAGATGCTACAGGTCGTAGTCTGGGTAAGAGATTACCTAAATGGAAAAGGTATGGAAAGAATACCTTGCCATATGTTCACGGCTATGGTAGTGTCGCAGTAGTTGTTGAGGACTGTGTGAGTGCCGCAGTTATTGGTAGTCATGTATATGTAGGGGTTGCAGTGTTGGGTACATCTCTATCGGAAACACACAAGAAGTATCTTGCACAGTTCTCAACAGCAATAATAGCGTTAGACCCAGATGCCCTACCTAAGACACTGCAATTTACTAAAGAACTAAGAGGTTACGTAGATACTGTACGTGCCTTGAGATTAAAAGATGATTTAAAATACAGAAACCCTGATGACCTACTTAACTTAACACGCATAGGAGAAAAATAATGGAACTAAGTTTAATAAGAAGTTTAATGGACAAAGACTTTTACGATGAGCATCGTGGAGCTAGGTGTCCAAACAGATTGTTCAGCAAAGATGTACGCAAGATAAAAGAAGCAGTAGACTCTGCAATGGACAGATATGATCGTAGTGTGACACCTGATGAGATTGAGGCTTTATTTATGTCTAACAATCCGACAATGACTACGGCACAGAAACAGGCATACAACACGTTGTTTGTACAGATAGGTAAACAGACACCGATGGGAAGTGATGTGGCACAAGAGGTATTATCCAAGCTATTCCAACAGGTAGTCGGTGAAGATATAGCGAACTTAGGCTTTGACTATGTGAATGGTGACAAGACAAGTCTTGAACCTTTACGTAATCTACTGGAACAGTATGCTGATGACTTCACGCCTGACCTGACGATACAGTGGGATGACATTGACGTTGAGACTTTACTATCAAAAAATGATCTTGAAGCACGTTGGACATTCAACATACCTACTCTGACACGTAAGTTAGAAGGTGTGAACGATGGGCATTTAATTGAGGTAGGTGCTAGGCCTAACACAGGTAAGACCTCCTTTCATGCTTCACTGGTGGCATCGCCTAATGGCTTTGCACATCAAGGTGCTAAGTGTATCATACTCTGTAACGAGGAAGGTTCTCACCGTGTCGGTGCTAGGTATCTGACTGCGGCTACAGGTATGACTATGCAGGAGATTAAACAGAACCCTGCAAAGGCTAGAGACATATACTCCTCTGTTAAAGAAAACATAAAGATATATGATGCCAGTAATCGTGACATGGCATGGGTTGAGAGTGTCTGTAAGTCTTACAAGCCTGACATCGTAGTCTTAGACATGGGTGACAAGTTTGCACGAACTGGTGGCTTTGCCAGAACTGACGAGGCACTCAAGGCTAATGCCATACACGCTAGGCAGATAGCTAAACAACATAGCTGTGCAATATTCTACATGTCACAGTTGTCTGCTGATGCAGAGAATAAGGTGGTACTCAATCAGGCCATGATGGAAGGCTCACGTACAGGTAAGGCGGCTGAAGCTGACCTGATGATACTGATAGCTAAGAACCCACCAGTAGAAGGGAAAGAGGAAGAAGATACTATGCGTCACCTGAACCTAGTTAAGAATAAACTGTCAGGTTGGCATGGTATTATTCACTGTGAGCTTGAGTACAGAACTGCGAGGTACGTAGGGTGAAGCAACTAGCCTTGTTTACTACGGATAAACTCAACGAGTTAAACGAGCTATGCGACAATGGCCTTGTTTGCATTAAGTGTGACATCCTACAACCTATAACAAACTTTCAGCAGATGTCTTATAAAAACACAGAAGACGCTGAGATAAAACGAACATGCAGATCCTGTCAGTCAGGGCATAGACAGGTAATTGCTGACTTGAGAAAGGTTAATCCTTACCCCGATGATAAAGAATATGCCTGCCCTATATGTAAAAGAAAGATAGCTGAAGTAAACAAGTACAATCAAAAGCTGTTAGGTACATGGGTACTGGATCACTGCCACACCACAAATACATTTCGTGGTTACATATGTAAACATTGTAATGATGGTCTTGGTGGCTTCAGAGATAATTTGACAACCGTAAAGAATGCTGTTATATATTTAGAGAACCACGAGAGGAGTAACCCCAAATGATAACAATTCTTGATGTAGAAAACACAGTCGTAAAAAGAAAGGGTAAGATGCACCTTGATCCATTTGAACCAGAGAATACATTGGTCATGGTGGGGATGCTAGATGGTACTGGGCTTGAGCAAATTGTAACGTTTGACCACACTGAGCATCCCCCCACTGAAAACGGTAGGCAGATAGTACAGGATAAACTTGACCTTACTACACGCCTTGTCGCACACAATGCCGCACACGATTTGATGTGGCTGTGGGAGTCAGGCTTTACCTATGAGGGTGAGGTGTTTGATACTATGCTAGGTGAGTACATACTACAACGAGGACAGAAAGAACCTCTGTCACTAGAAGCATGTGCTGAGAGATACAACCTACATACACAGAAGCAAGACACACTAAAAGAATATTTTAAAAAGGGATTAAATGTTGCAGAAATACCACACAATGAACTGTCTGAGTATCTATCTGCTGACTTACATGCAACGCAACAGTTGTTCAGAAAACAGGACAAGCAGTACTCGTATGGTACAGGCAGGACACTTGTAGATACTATACGCCTGACGAACCAGTTAGCTGTACACCTAGCACGTATATATCAACGTGGTTTTAAGGTAGACATGAAAGCATTAGAAGAAGTACGTAAGGAGTTTGAACAGGAGAAACAAGAGCTTACAACCCAGCTAGATAAACAGGTTCAAGAACTTATGGGTGATAGACCCATTAATCTTAACAGCCCAGAGCAACTGTCTTGGGTTATATTCAGCCGTAAAGTCTTTGATAAGAAAGTATGGGCTGAAGCATACGATGATCGTGTATCAGATAGGCAACACCTAGCCAACATAAGACAGATGACATTGCCCCTGCATAAACAATACGCTGTGGTCTGTACGCAGTGTATGGGTCATGGTTGGATACGTAAGAAACGTAAGGATGGATCACCGTATAAGAACACAAATAACTGTCCTGAGTGTGATGGAGCAGGGTATCTGTACCGTGATAGAAAAGAGTTAGCTGGGCTGAAGTTCAATGCACCAGATGCTAAATGGGCAAGTGCCAATGGCTTCAGTACAAGCAAAGACAATCTCGTATACTTAGAAGGTATAGCTAGATCTCGTGGTATGTATGATGCAGAGGTATTTCTACAACGAGTACGTAGACTGTCAGCACTTGATACTTATCTATCTAGTTTCGTTGAGGGTATAGCTACTCATGTTAAACAGGATGGTAAGCTACACGTAAGACTACTGCAACACAGGACAGGTACAGGTAGGTTATCTGGTGCTGACCCTAATATGCAGAACATGCCCAGAGGTGGTACGTTTCCTGTGAAGAAAGTATTTGTATCTCGTTGGGATAACGGAGAGATCATGGAGGCTGACTTTGCACAGCTAGAGTTTAGAGTTGCGGCATTCCTCAGTCAGGACAGAACAGCTATCAAAGAAGTATCTACAGGCTTTGATGTGCATAGCTACACAGCTAAAGTTATTACTGAAGCAGGGCAGAATATCTCTCGCCAAGACGCAAAGGCACATACATTTGCTCCTCTCTATGGTGCGTCAGGCTTTGGTCGTACACCTGCCGAAGCTGCATATTACCAACAGTTTACGACTAAGTATTCAGGCATAGGTGCATGGCATAAGCGACTCGCCAAGGAAGTTATTACGACAGGTAATGTTCGCACACCATCAGGTCGTGAGTTTGCATTCCCTTTGGCTACACGTAGAGCGAATGGAAGTATTAC